AAAAAGAAATCTTTCCTTTTGGGAAGAACAAAGGGAAAAGATATAAAGATGTTGATGATAGGTACTTAATTTGGTTCTACGAAACAGTCTCAAAAGATATCTGTACAGAAGAATATTATCAGTCTGCTAAAGAACTGGTACTGCAAGAAGACATCGGGCATGAGTGCTTAATGGAATCATTTAATTAATGGCTAACAACGGAGAAGATTATGAGAGAAAAAGAGAATCGCGCGTTTTTGGTAGACTGCAAAATGAAGGTTACTCAGATTGACATCGCAGAAAGCGAGACAAGCCCGAGGATATCGGTAAAATTTTCGTTTAACGGTCATGAAATGCTACACGAATACAGCGGAGATTACGCAACGGAAATATTGCAGGCGTGTCAGTTGTCTGTTTTTACACACAACGAACTACTTAGAATTGATTACCTTGCAAAGTGTCGCAACGACGACAAAACAACAGAGTCTATCATAGGCAAGTTAGAGAGGCTGTTGTGAATAGCAGATAACGGTTTCGACCAAATAAAATCCACATCCTCTGAGGGCTGATCTCCTTACGATGTTTCACTGACGAGTGAGGATTGGTTTTGCTGTTCCAGTTGGATATAAAAACAGCATTTTTTAAAACAAAATAACGATTGCATGGTGCGTTTGAGGCTTGCCGAAAATCGCCACCAATGCAACGGGTTATGTAGAAAGGTAGTAGAATGAAAGAAAAGAAGCCATATATTGAGATGCTTGCAACACCCGCTGGAGGAGCAATCGGTATTTGCGGATCACAAATTAAGCAGTCTCGATTTGTAGATATGCTTCACAAGATGCAAGAAAACATGTTTACGCAATACGAACTCGAACAAATAGAATATTTAGCAAGCAAAGAAATCGAACACGAACGACAGATTATGCACGAACGTGGACAAATGAGATACGGTCTTTGCGAGAAAAACATTAACGTGCTTGAATCAATAATAGAAAAAGTGAGGAAGTTGTGAAATTAGAGGCATACGAGTGCGATTATTGTGGTACTCAACTAATTGTTAGTTTGCACGATACTAAAGAAGGTTGGGGGACATACGAAAGAAACGATTACGATATAACCCACATTTGCCCAGACTGTAGAGAGAGAAACGCTTTCAAATTTAATGATTTATAACATTAAGCTGGGGTGCGTACTCGTCACCGCAACCGCCGTGGTTATGGCTCAAACTTGGGAAGGAAGAATATGGTTGATTTTAGGAATATGGATTGCATGGAGCTTATGAAAGAGTTTCCAGATAATCATTTCGATTTGGCGATTGTTGATCCGCCTTATGGGATCGGGGAGAAATTCAAAGGGGGTAAGAGCGGGAAAATGAACTTCAACAAAATAGTTGAAAAGGGATGGGATTCTGCTCCATCGGAAGAATACTTCTCAGAACTTCAGAGAGTTTCTGAAAATCAAATCATTTGGGGTGGGAACTATTTCGCGTTACCGCCTTCGAGATGCTTTATAATTTGGGACAAGTTAATATCGTTTGATTTTTCTCTTGCAATGTGTGAAATGGCTTGGACTTCATTCGACAAAAACGCAAAAATATTTCAATTGCCAGTGCCAAAAACAGGAAAGATACACGATTGTCAAAAGCCTGTTCGCTTGTACACTTGGTTGCTTGCCAACTACGCAAAAGCAGGGGACAAGATACTTGATACTCATGTTGGTTCTGCATCTTCTTTGATTGCGTGCCATCAGTTAGGTTTTGATGTTGTCGGTTGCGAATTGGACGAGGAATATTATCAGTTAGCTTCTCAGAGGTTAGCCGATGAAATGGCACAAATGAGTTTGTTTAATCAGTAATAACGCAGTCCGTGGTGTGACTGATCCCAATCGAAATTCAAACAGAAGGTACAAAATGAAATCAAAGATACTAACAGGTAAGCACAGATTCTCTGGAGTGGTGGACATCCCTGCATTGGTAGAACCGGTTGCAGAGTTGCGAAGAGTTGTGCACGAGGTTCTGAAAAAGTACGAAGGTTACAACATGACTTTCGACGATGTTGATCCGAACAGCTTCAAGGATGCAATTCAACGTCATTTGAATGGAATGGATAACCCTTTTGCAACTGACGACGAAACTGGTTGCCCGCACATTTGGTCGATTATGTTCAATGCTATGGTGCTTGAGATTCAGCGACGTAGGCTTGTAGATGTAGGAGCGATTAAACCGTATGAACCTATTCAAGGGGTGAGCCATGATTGATAATCTGATTAAGTACCATGCCGACGAAACTATTCATTGTGGTCGGTGTGGATTTTTCCATAAGTGCAACGCCAACAAGTTTGCGCCGTGTGAATTTTTCGTACATTCTGCCATCATGGATGCAGTACAAGACGCTTTTAGGGAAGCTGTATGTGAGAGAGGTGAGCAGTGATTAAGATTGAAGAGATAGACTGGAATGGCGTTTCGGTCATTTACAACAATGAGCGAGGAACGGCATACTCGGGGAAAGAGTTGAAACGATGTGCCAAGCAGATGCCGCGGATCGAACAGGCGTGCAAGCAGATTGCTGTCGATAATGACCTGTGGAAAATGGAGCGGATGTCTGTTAAGGCGTGGAAGAAAAACGGGACGATAACAATAGAATTGAGCGTGAAATGATCGAGTATATCAACGTCGAACAGGGAACGAAAGAGTGGCACAATGCAAGATGTGGAGTCGTTACGGCTTCACGTGTGAAGGATGCCTGTCTGAAAGGCGATAAGATTCCGGCTTATGCTTATGAGGTGGCAAGCGAGCGGATAACCGGAAGGCAGGAAGAGGCTTTTACTACTTTCGCAATGGAGAGGGGGAAGGAAGACGAGGTTATCGCCCGTGATATTTACACCTCTTTGCATGGCAATGTAGAGCAAGTCGGACTTATTAAGAGAGTGATACACAACGGTTTAACTATCGGATTTTCACCGGATGGATTAACGGCTGACAACGGCATTATTGAGATTAAGTCGCGGCTTCCAAAATATCAGATCGAGACTATTTCGAAGGGCGAAGTTCCGGCGGAGTTTGTTTATCAGATACAGATAGGGCTACTCGTTTCCGGTAGAGATTACTGTGATTTTATCAGCTACTCAAATGGTTTGCCGCTGTTCGTGAAGAGAGTTTTCCCGGACACATCTTTGCAGGCTGTACTCATTGAAAAGCTGACCACTTTCGAGGAAACGGTTTCCAGTATCGTGGTTAAAGTTAAGCAATTGTCCGAGAGAATGCAGAAAACGGAATATGTTGAACGTGCTTACGGGGTAGAGGTAGATTTTGAATGAGATAGAAATGGCGATTGTTCCGAAGAGCGACCAATTGAATGCGGACGACTTAATTGCCGGGGATAAAGTAATTGAGATTGAGCGAGTTAATGCAGGAAACTCAGAGCAGAAGTTGGTTGTTCATTATGTCGGGGAAAATGGCAGACCGTGGAAACCGTGCAAAAGCATGATTCGTGTCCTCGTTTCATTATGGGGTACGAAAGGATCTGAGTGGGTTGGCAAGAGAGTCAAGCTTTACTTGAACAAGCGGGTGAGGTGGGCAGGTGTCGAGGTAGGCGGAATAAGGATTAGCGAGGCAAGCGGGATTGGGTCTGCTGTTTCTGTTATGATTACCGTTGCAAAGGGGAAGCGGGAAGTCTACAAGATTGAACCGCTGATAGATGAAAATGTTTTGCCGTTCGTCGAGACTGGATCGGAGAAGTTTGACTCTGCCGCAGAATCTGTTCGGAATGGATCGATAACGATTGAGAAGCTGTTTAGCATTCGGAGATTCGACCAAGCGGGAGAGACGATCCTCAGAGCAGTCGCTTCCGAGTTGTGAGGACGTGACCGGTTTAATCGCCGGTCTTTTTTTATCGTTGTAAACTGTTGGTTGATTCGATTCAACTAATGGTTGATGTCCACGGATGTTTAAAATTGCAGATGTCAAAAATGACCCCCTCTTGGCGTATCGATTAACACCATAAAATCACCCCCTTTAAAGACTTTCGACCACAGCAGGAAGATGTAGGCACTTACACCTATAAGCGTAATCAGTATAAATATAATACACTTACGAAAAGCAGTAGTATGTTTTGACCACAACAAGAAAAGAAAGGTAAACTGGCAACTTTTTACGATCGTCATTCAATCGCACCCAATGTCGGCCGGCAATCCTTCTCCCCCAGAAGCGATGTCCACAATTATTTAAGACAATTTGAGATTTTTTACTTTTAAAAGAAAGAAAGAAGAGCGATAGAAAAATCGAACGATACAA